AGTTCTCACGAAACTCGAAGAAATCCAAGAAAACAAAACCGTTCACTCAAAAACTATGAAGCAGATTGTTGCAGAAAATAAAGGGAATTATTTCAATGAGCATGTAGGCGAGGGATTGATAAAAACTGGATTTTATCGAACAGATGATTGCCTTGGCGGCTTGGAAGGCGGAGACGTTACTGTAATCGGTGCGAGACCGGGCGTTGGAAAGTCTGCAATCGTTACGCAAATGATCGGGCAGATGGCAGAAAATGGTTATAACATTGGCTACTATAACCTTGAAATGAACGAATCGCAGGTGTATGAGCGTTTCGTTTCTCGAATGTCTGAAATCGGTCTGACAAGGGTTCGCCGGGCAAAAACATTCCTTGGTGGAGAACAAGAAGCTTTTGAGAAAGCGAATGACAAACTTTCTGGGTACAATATCACGATTTCTACCGGAGCAAAATCCGTAAGTGAAATCCGGGCAGAATGCAGGCATCAAAGATATGATGTGATCGTGATTGACTACTTGCAGTTAATCAAGGCTGATCGAAGATTCGGTAACCGTGCATCCGAGGTCGGAGATATTTCAAAAGCTATCAAAGCATTGGCAATGGAACTGCACGTACCAATCATTTTATTGTCACAGCTTAATCGAGTATCGGAGCTAAAGGAAACGAAAGAACCGACAATGGCAGAATTGAGAGAATCCGGAGATATTGAGCAGGATGCATCAAACATTATCTTGTTATGGAATCTTGATGAGGATGGTCAATATAAGGGATGGAAAATTGAGAAGCAGAGACAGGGAACACATTTAAAAGAAGTTCTTCAATTTGACGGAGATCACATGAGGTTCATTGAGCGAACCGAAACCATTGAACAGATTCAAGCACGGATGCGACAGAAAGACGGTTTCCGAGAAGTATGTGGCAGCACACCATTTGATTAAAAGGTGAATGATTATGGCAAGTAAGAAATTTGAAAAAGGTTCCGAAGAATGGCAGTTTTTTAATGACTATTATAAATTCCGGCAGCAGTTTTATGAAGCTGATAACGAAGATGAGTGGTTCCAAGGAATGATGGAAGCAGGGGAAATGCTAATTAAAAAATATGCACGGACAAATATATCAAAATATGTTCAAAGTCTTGTATTTAGCCATTTTGAGGATGTAGAGAGGAGATGGAAGAGCAAATGAGTAATGCACTGGCAAGAAAGAAAAAGCGTATGCAGCCACTTGGATATTCCAAGAGTGAACTGATCGGAATACAGAGATACGCCAAGGCACAAAGCAATGCGGATTATCTGATAGAGGAATCCTATTATAACGTCCGTATGATGGCATATCAGGCACTGCATGATAAGTTCGGATTCGGACACAAAAGAATCATAAAGGTTGAGCAGACCATTGATGCATATGTGGAGAATGCAAAGGATGGAACGACAGGCGAGGAACTTGGTTTTTATCTGAAAGATAAATGCAAGATTGACGTGAGAGAGGAAACTAATAAGATTCCGTATCGTGAAAGTTTTTATCTGGTAGAGAGAAAGATTGCACCGAACTGCATGATACAGGCAAATAAGTTTTTACTGGCGCAGGTATTTAATTATTTTGCTATGTTGGGTGTCTGCCTTAAAACACAGTTTAAATTTTCGGGAAATCAGATCAGACAGGTTTATGAGAGAATCAGATATTTAATTAACTGCCTTGCTACCGGATATGAAACCATGACAGGGATCGCAAGTGTTTTGGAATGGGAATGTAAGTACATTGACAAGCGTTTTATCGGAAAGACGTATGAAATATAGGAGGAATGGTTGATGGACAAGTTAGCTGTGGAACTGCAGGATGGATATTTTGTGGAGATTGATTCTCTGAATTACACCCTGAGACAGAGATACACCGGACAGGATAAGGACGGCAACGAAAAAGAGAGTGTTCGAACAATCGGATATTTTGGAGACATGAAACAGTGCATTAAAGCTCTGTTAGAGCGTTATCCGAGGGAGTTATCAGAAAAAGCGCACATTTCCTTTAATGAATATTTAAAACTGTTAGATAAGGCTTATACAAGGTCAGAACAGCTTGTAAACAGTCTTGGAAAATGACGGAGGTATAAATTGCACAGAGAAAGCAAAGAGAGACGCAGAATCATAGCAGAGATGGAAAACCGTCAGACGAGAATACCTAAGCATCTAAACCCGGATGCATTGAGAGATTTTAATGAAGTACCGTATCAGTTGCGGTACAGGAAGGAGAAGAAAGATGCTGAATAAAGAGAAGTATGCCAAGGAGATCGCAGAAATTGCCTGTGATGGATATAAAGTAGCTATCGTTCATGGAAAACCGAAATCATGTGGAAAATGCATTGATTGTGATTTTTATGGTTGTAACGATTGTACAAAAAAATTAAGGGATTGGGCTGATAACGAATATGGCAAGCCGCCTGTTGATTGGAGTAAAGTTCCTGTTGACACACCGATTTATGTTAGATGCTGCAGCAGCGACGAATGGGAGAAAAAACATTTTGCTAAATTCGAGAACAATTATGTGTATGCGTGGAGCGATGGCAAAACATCATGGAGCACCACTAATGGATCTACAATAATATGGGAGCATGCCAAACTGGCAGAGAGTGAGGACCAGAATGGAAATGAGCAGAATTAAAAACCGGATAACTGAATCATTAACAGAAGCCTGTGGATATTCTCCACTAACAAAAGTGGTTTCGGAGGAAGAAATAAACAGGATTTTGGAGCAGGAAAGCGGATGGATTCCATGTAGTGAGAGGCTGCCGGAGGAACATGATAGCATGTTCATAAAATTTAAAGGGACTAAAAAGTGGAGCACTGCGATGTTTGAAAGAAAATCAGACGAGGTAATTGTAACAGTGGCCGATGATGCCGGGCGAACGGTTACAACTAGTGCACACACAACCGATGGAAAATGGCGGTGTGATTTAGTAAGAATACATGGTTACAGGATAGTGGCTTGGATGCCACTGCCGGAGCCGTACATGGAAAGCGAGGAAAGTCATGATTGAGTGTATAAGAACTGCGGCACGGGATAGCAAAACGGAACGCATTAAAGTTTCCTGCTTAGATATTATCGTAACAATGATAGAAAAAAAGCCATATTACGAAATCAAGTACAAGGAAATCGGAGAGGATTATTATCATGTTGGCTACAGTTCCTATAAGCTAGAAAATGTTTTAGCTTGGAAGGATGAGTGCTTTGAGATTGTGAAAGAATGCAGACCGCAGACCAATGCAGACAGGATCCGGAGCATGACGGATGAGGAACTTTTAGATTTCCTTTGCTCAATCGAAACATATGAGCAGGGTAGCGTAAAGACCATTGAGGGCGGCGTAGCAATGTGTTCTGTTACAGATGTGGAACAATGGCTTCGGGCAGAAAGTGAGGGATAGCATGGAGAGATTAACAGAGAGAAATCCATTGTGGATTGATGATGAACTGTGGGAAAGGGCATGTGAACCGGATTGCGAGGAAATAGATGCCGTATATCGGAAACTCAAAGACTATGAGGATACCGAGGAGCAGGGATTACTTCTGCGGTTGCCGTGTGGAATTGGCTCAGATGTATATTTAATTCCTAGCAAAGTCAATTATGAATTAAATATTTTAAGTCTGCACCCGGAGAACAATAAAATTTATCATCAGAAAGTAGCCTTTATTACTTTTACAGAAAAAGGATGGTACATGGAGTGTGACAAAGATCGGGAATATGGTACAGACCGAATCCTGTCAGAAAAAATGTACAAGGAAACCTGGTTTTTATCACAAGAGGAAGCAGAAGCCAAGTTGAAAGAAATGGAGGAAAAGGATGGAAGATAGATATTTATGCAAAGCAAAACGAACTGATAACGGCGAATGGGTTATTGGCGGTTTGGTACGATATGGATTTACTGGAAGAGAAAAATACTATATTGTCCCTAGTTACGCATCAGATTTATATACTCTGGAAATTGATCCATCCACAATTTGTTGGTGTACCGGACTTCAGGACAAGAACGGCAAGCTGATCTGGGAGAATGATATTTGCAATAGAAAAGAACAGTATCCAGAGATTGTAAAATATTGCAATGGGGACTGGACATTGGATTACAGTTATGCAAGCCATAAGGA